GATATTCAGCATACATATCTAAATCACTCAGATTTAAAGGCTTATTGAGTTCTTGCCTATCCACATTTGACACTGAGCCTGAACCACTAGGGGTTGCGCTGACAAAGTGAGGGTTCTGTGTAAGAAACTCTTGCACTAATTCGTCTGTGGTCAAAAGTTCACCCGACTTATTGTATCTCGTCACTCCGTTTTTATCAAGTATTTCTACGTTGCCACTTTCATTAAGTTGAATATTGTTTTTTAACAACTCAACAACTTGATCTGGATTAATGGCTTTGTTCCTTGATGCTGAAGATAATACCGACTTGTTTATCTTGATATCTTTTAGCTGACTTTCTAAATTTTCTTTTTCTTTGTTAAACTCTTGTGTTCTTGTTTTTAGTATTTCTTCAAACTCACCCTTTTGAATACGTTGCTTTTCTTCTGCGTCTTTCTGTGTTCTTACAGCTTTTACAGCAACATCAAAGTCATCAACACCAAGCTTTTTATACCAAATACCTCTTTCTTTGGCTATTCGTTTTTTAACGATTTCATTCATTTCATCTTCTGTGAATATTACCTCACTTGATGTTTCTTGTTCTGGTTGCACTTCTTCAGTCTTTTCAGTAGTCTGTTCTACTTGGGTTTCTTCAGCCATTTATAACTCCTATATATCCCAATCAGGATTAGTTGGAATCCAAGTGTGCCGACAACGATAACCACCTCTTACAATAAATGGGTCACCTGTAGACTTGCCTTGCCACCCTTGATTATTCCAAGTATCCCGAATTTCTTTTTCGGTTAATGTTTTATTTAACATATCTCTGCAAAAAGGTCTACTATCTCTTACAAGCGTTCCTGTATAGGTAAAATGTGTTAATCCTGCATCTTTTGCTTTCGCTACTGTAAACTGTCCGTGAAACTGCATTACTGAGTCATGTGCTATCTGACTTGCATAACGTCTAAGATTATTCCCTGCCCTGTCACTTGCGTATTGTGTGTGTAGCTTTCTAACTGCTTCCTCAATTTCTGCTTTCTTAGAATTATCGAATTTGTTTTCGTTTATAAAGTCTACCAGTTCATTTATCTCTGCGGTGTTTGACCTCTTATACACTCCGTTAATATGTGACCTTATATTTGTTACCATATCATCAAATGGTCTACCTGCTATTGTGCTTTGGTATACTTCATCATTGATAACTTTTAGAAATCGTTCTGCTATATCTTCAAAGCCACTAAAGGACTGTGTTTTGAGTGCGTTCAATGTTGTTAGGTCAACTTCAGTTAGGCTTTTAAACTTCTTAGGTATGGGCATTTCGCCAAACGTATCTAAAACCTCTTTTGCTATCTTGTTATATTCCTCATTTATTATGGTATCCGCTTCGTCTAGGAATGTGGTTTCAATAAGGTTTCGGATAGCAGGTTGTAGTTGTATCGCTAGTCTTTGTGAAACAAGCTTTCCGCCTGTAGCTCTTGTGACTTCTCGTATAACGTCTTCTTCAAGCCTATAAAGTACATCGATAATACGCTGTTCGTGCTGATCGGCTAATTTATCTAATATTCTAGACATTATAGGGGGAAGTCTTTTTTCCAAGCTTTTATAGACCAGAAAGCAGGTGATAATGATTTTTGCCCTTTTACCTCTTTCAAAACACCACCCATTCTAGCTAAGAATGACTTTTGTCTTGCAGGTATGCTTTTCTTGATGGACATTCCCCTAGCACCAAATGTTACTTTATTTATTTTACCAGTAGATTTGTTTTTTACATATACACCAAACTTTTTACGCTTAGATTCTTCCGTAGATAATCTGAAAGGCTTATTAAGTTTTACGTCTTTACCTCTATACTTTGCCATTACTTCTTTTTTCTCTTTGTGGCTCTTTTAATAATATCTTTGTCGAATGTACCAGACCTACCCCTGCTAATTAGCTTGTTTACTCTAGCCATCGCCCAAGCGTTCATGGGTATTCTGGGTCTTGACCCTGCGGAAAGAAATGCACCTTGACCCCTACGAAAACTAGCTTTTAAATCTGTTAAATTGAATAATTTTGATTTCTTTGCTTTTGCTCTAAGTGTTGCTAAAGTCTTTGCTGATAAAGGTTTCCTTCTTACTGCCATTATGCCCTGTTTCTTCTCTGTAGTAATGAGCGTGGTATTCTTGCACCTGCTTTATACAAGGCACTTACTTGTTTCAATAAACTCGCTCTAGCACTTCTTTTTGCACCTTTTAGACCAGATAGATATTTTTTAGGAATACCAGTTCTTTTGTCTTTGGGTACTTGCCTACGTTTACGCTTCTTCTTCAACTGTCTGTCCTTCTACTTCTGTTGTTTGAAACTGCCCTCTAACTGTCCTAGCGGAGTCTATTTCTTCATTTATTGATTTTATCATTTCGCTATCGTCAATGACTGCCTGTGCTATCTGTTTATCTAGTTCCTTGTTGAATGTTTCGGATTTGATACCACTAGCTTTAGCCATTTGTAAATATTGTAGGTCATTCGCCCAATCTCTTATATCAAACGTATCGGGATAGTTTATAGACCCATCAAACTGTTTATCTTGCCACATAGCAAACAAACCCCATATCTGTTCTTCTGCGTTCTCAAGATAATCCGCTTTCTCTGATAGTCTTGCGTTCAATAACTGGAATTCTGTTTGTAGAGCAATGCCACTAGCTATCTGTGTGCCTGTTGCCCTTACTGAACCCATGTGTGTTATCCTGTCTATAGCGTCTACTTTGTTTTGAATACACTTCATTATTCCATCTAGGTTCTGACCGCTAGGCTGTATTATGTAAGGCTTTAGGCTTGCTTCTAGGTCTTCTGGTATCTCTATTATCGCTCCTGCACCTGCACTCGCTTCAACATTAGGTGTTTTAACTAAACTTGGGTGGTTTGCTAGCCTGATAAGCTGTTCTTTTTCGGAATAGTCGTTGTAAATAGATTGTTGTAAATAAGCAACATCCGCAAGGTCACTAATCCCTATTGGTCTTTTAGCACCCCTTAGATTGTAGACATTAACCGCAGGTATCTTTTTTATTGGGTTTATTACTTCCTCTAATAGTCTTGCATCCCCTTCTGTATATTCTTCTGAATAATCTTCAACCTCATAGGTGCTGATTGTTTCTTCTGTGAATACTTTAATTATTGCTCTGTCTGCGTTTATATCCTCAACCACCATGAGCATATCCAAATAGAACCTTCCACTAGCTGACCGCCTGTAATTCCAGTTCACAACATTTTCTGGGGTGTAAATACTGACATAGGGTCTAATGTCCTGTGCTAATTCTTCTGCTCTTGTCTTAGCGTTTGACTGTGGCTTATCAATAATGACCCAACAATTACCATAAATACTAGCGTTCATTTGTACTTCACGCATTACAGTATTGAAGTTTCTACCATCTAAATCCGCATCCACTAAAAATGAACTTAACTGCTCATCACCATCTAGTGACCCATAATCTCTTGTTGGGGGAACACGCCATAAAAAGCTTGTGTATATCTGTACAACGTTCTTACAATGGTTATCTACTGGTGTGTGTCTTATTCTTGCGTCATATTCTTCGGGGGACTCTAAAACATAGCGGTGTAGGTAATAGCCGTTTTTATAATCATTACCGCCCAAATAGCTACGAATGTAAAACTCCCAATTGGATATGTTAGCGTTCCAAAGATCGTGTTTGCTTGTAAGTGTATCCCTGTTCATCAACTCCACCTTTTAGGTTGGCTAGGTTCAAAATTCCTTTTAAGTGGGAAATTATACTCTACTAAGTACCCCAGAGCATCATTCATATGATCGTAACCACTATCTTTGTCAGGAATGTGCGTACCTTCCTTATATATTTGACGTTCTATGCTTTTGATCGCATTTTTACAGGACTTAACAATAAACAAACTATTTTTACCATTTACATTCTTCAACTTAGAATTTACTGCGTTTATCCTATCCCTTACCAAAGGTGCTGTACTTCTACATCTTACATCAAAACCATTATTTTTCAAAATAGCTAAATCGGTTAATCCACCTGCACTAGTTTTTCTTTGCCTAGCTGATGGGTCTGGATAAACCACTATTTGAACATTCTTGAATCTGGTTCTAATCTCATCACATATTTCATTAGTATTACTACTATATATTTGTATCTCATCTATCATAAAAATTCTATCATTTTCTATAACGCATATAACCGCACTCATAGGGTCAACATTGAAGTCTAAACCTATATGTAATATTCCTGTGTTCTTCTTGTACTTCTCCACAATGTTTTTATCTCTACTAAAGTTGTAGTAAATCATTCCAGAATAATTAACAAAAGTTGCTTCATACTCTTGTTGAAAGGTTCTAAGGTCTAGGTCTTGCTTTGCTTGTTCGATTTCGTCTTCTGATACCTGTTCGCCCTCTAGTGTGGTGTACTGAAAGCTTTTCCAGTCTTTATTTGTTTCACCCATCTTGTATAACTCGTAAGACCAGTTACCAAACCCTCTTGGACTACCACAGAATAAAGCGTGTCCTTTTGTGTCGGACAATGTAGGTCTTAGCACCTCAAACCATGTTTCTTTACTGATATCTGCAAACTCATCCATTACTAAACCATGTAAGCCAACACCCCTTAATGAATTTTCGTTATCGCTTCCCCTAAG